AATTCTCTTTAGTAGCCCCTGATATTTGCAATTCGTCTTTGAACTGGGCATATAGTAACTTACATAGTTTTTCTGGTAGGGCTACAGAAGAAGCCGTCATACCGTAGAAACCGCTATACTCTGTTGGTACTATTCTCTTATCTGCAAACACTTCTTTCCATGTTTCGCTGAACTTGCCATAACTATCATCAAATAGGTATGTCCAAAAGTTTGGATCTTTTTCTGCAACGTCTTGTGCCGCATTAGCAAAGTGTTCTAGTGCGGTCTTGTCATCACAAAGTGCTAGAGCCTCTGCACAGCGCTGTCTAGCCTCGAAGTCGTGTTGCGCTACCCTACTTTCGTTTATCTTGAGTTGCGTAACATCATAGTCAAACAGAGAAGTGAACCTACTGGAGTAGGCTTGTATACCCTTACGGAACACTACTAGATTATTCTTGTCTGTCTTCTGTAGGACTTTATACTTGTCGTTGCCTGATATGACGCTTCTGGTGTTGCTAAAGTAGTTTGACCAGTTTTCATTTAAGTCTTTAAGCTTATCCGTCTGCTCTACAAATATCTTAGTATATCCAGCCGTAGCGTCTAAGGAGTCGGCTATATTCATAGAGCCATCTTCATCTATAGTGTTGCTGTATATCTCTCTGATAGCAAACCATGTTTCCCAATTGATACCAGCCTCTATTGTGATACTGGTCTTTTCTCCATTCACAGTAATCACTGTTACCTTTTTATCAAAGAACTTAGTCTGACGTGTGCCTATCTTGACCTCTTTAGAGCCTGAGAATATTTTAAATTCTATCCCCTCTCGTAACAATACTGCTAGAGCGTATTTTAAGCCCGTACCGAAGTAACCTATTTTAGAACTATCGCCACGTTTTGTACTCGCGCCTAATAGCTTGAACGCGTTAACAGGTACTTCCCCTTTGTTGCTAAATTCTAGGTATGTTTTACTCATTAGATAGCCTCAATGAATGAACCAGCTTTGCTAGTCTTCTTTTTCTTCATGCTCTTTAGCTTAGTAGTTTTGGCGGATTCTCTCACGCCCATCATCACACCTGCGCCCAACACAAGCCCTACAGCTCCTGCTATTACAAAGACAAGCGAGAACTGCACTAGATACTGAAAGCCAGACTCTAGTAGCCCTGCAAGCGCTATGACCGCTACGTTCACACCGTCAGCGATGAACTGTATCGCAAGGGGATTACCTAACGCTATTAACAGAACGCTGATCGTTATTAGTTTGTTGTACCAAGACATTGATTTAAGTTTACTCATATTTACCACTCCTTATTTAATTACCTAAAAACAGTATAGCACATACTATCAGCTTGAGCAATAGTATTATCCACACATTGTAAGAGTTTCTTACTAAATATCTATTTTTTGTCGGAGCCAGCAAAAAATGAATGTCAGCGAATATATCGCGGAGGTTATCCACAACTGTCAAAGATTAGTTGACACATCTCGCCCAATAAAAAAACACCCCTAGAAAAGGCGCTTTTTTGGAGCTGTAATTATCTATAACAACTATAACACAGTTACCTAAAATAAAAAAACCGTAAGCTTGAAAACGGGTGGACGTTCTCGGGAGTTGCTTACGGTATTACAAGTAGTATAGCACGGCTAGACTATTACTAGCACAAGTGGTATTATGGTTGTAAGCAAAGAGTTCTAATCAGCCCTTTGCGAATATTAACGAATGAGGGTTTTGTTTGTTACTAGTTTCTTGCTATAATGTAAGTGATTAGAACTCTAGGAAGCCCTCGGAAAGAGGGTTTTTCTCTTGGAAGAAATAAAAATAACAGAAGAACAGCTAAGAACAGTGCTGTCTAAACTTGTAGGTGTGGGTAATGGTTTTGGCCGGTTTGGTGACAGTTTAATTGAAGCACTAAAAAGGGAGCTTATTAATGAGTAGATTCACCAAGGACATAGGCCTATTCACCCAGATAGCAAACGAACTAATAAAAGATAAGAACCTTTCATGGTCTGCAAAGGGCGTTTACTGCTATTTAGCTAGCAAGAAGGATGGTTGGCAGTTCTATCAGCAAGAGATAGCAAAAAACTCTAGCAATGGGATAGACGCCACTAGGACAGCTATACAGCAACTTGTTAAGTTTGGATGGCTAAGTCGAAGCGCAACAATGGGTCATAATGAGAAGGGGTACAATTCAGGATATGACTACCACCTACACAATAAACCCTACGTAGGAAAACCCAACGTAGGGGAACCGCACACTAGTAATACTAACAAGAGTAATACTAACAAGAGTAAAGTTACTAAAGTAACTTTGGCTAGTGCCGTGAAAAAAGAAAAGCCGCCAATTAGTGATGAGGTTTTGAAGCACTACTACAAGGCAGTATCCGAGCTATCAATACCAGTCAAGAACAACTCCAATTTGAAGATCAAATCTAACGCACTCAAAAAAGAGGTAGGCGAGGATGGGGCAATCAAATATCTAAGGTTTATAGCCGAACAATACCAGAGTCTACCCGATGATGGTTTTAAACCTTCATTGAGCGAGGGTATGGATATCTACGCAAAAAGAGGGCAGATAGGTAACTGGATTAATAAACGAATCAATAAACCAACCAAAGGGACACACAAAGTATGAGCTATGAACTTACAGACTATAAGGGTCAATCACTAACGATAACGAGCGAGCAAGCAGACAGTATTGCAAACATAGCCGAACTGATAGAGATAGAAATAAGAGGGCAGAAACACTACCTAAACCCCAAGAACATAGCGAGCATACGACCCACCCGACAGACCGAGCAGCCCACTGATATGCTTATAGACGCGCCGGACTACAGAGGCAGAGTCAGCAAGAACAAAGAGAAGATACGCCAGATGCTTAAAGACAAGGGTATCTAGGTAGCGTATACTAGTAGATACATTAACAATTTCATAGTAAACAGTATGCACGAATCACTGGATAGGTTGCCGAAAGGCAGCGACACTCATATAAACTAATTTTCAAACTATTACAAAATGGGTGTTTGTTTTACTGACCATATCCAGTCGTGCCTACTGTTTATTATTGATAGTAGTTAGTAGTGAGGGCGTAGGATCACAGGCACAGAACCTGATTCAGACTAAGCTTGCTGTAACCCTCTCTACTGCCTATTATCCCGTTCATGCTAAACTAACGGCATGAACCACCTAATAAACAAGAAGTTCAAAGTAAAACAAATACCCGCCAAATACAGTTGGACTAACTACCTAGCCAGAGACCCAGCCATAAAGTTGAACAAACAAAAAGCGACCTCTTTACAAAAGTCGCTCATTTATACACAAAGCAAAGACAACTAGCTAGGTTTCTATTGCATCAGCTAGCCACTGCTTAGTATTACTCATTGTCTATCTCCTTTTTAACTGTGAATAGATTATTGGGCGCACTATATTTTCCCACGGTAGTATAAATTGACCAGGTCTACCGCCAACTTTAAACTCAAACTCTATTTTCTTAGCTATATCTTCACAAAAACCCTGCACAGCTGCTACTTCTGCTTCATGTATTAGGCGGTTTATCTCATCATGTACACGCTGCACTCTAGTATCCTCGTCCTGGTGTGGGCTGAAGTCCCAGTATTGTATTATCTCGTTTATCTGTTCGTCTAGTTTACTCACAACTAAACCCCATACTTTCGTTTATTAGCTTGAACTCACCGCCAAATGCACACTCCAGACCCACGTACGAGCCGTCAGACTGCATATTGACTGCTCTTGCACTAACGCCCAAGGCATAGCCCATTGCTACCGCCATGACGAAGAACCAGACTGCTGCAAGAAACACGCCAAATGCTATTCCTGCTAGTATATTCCTAAAACTATTCATACCACTCCTTGCTGTAATTGATAAGGTGAACAGTTTAGATCTTATTCAGGATAGCTCGCAACTCATTAAAGGTTCTCAACCTAAATACAGTATAGCAGTTACAGTACTAAAGTCAACCCCTATTGTACAAAAGTAAGCATGAGGGGTATAGTGTATACATAACGACCCAGGCTAAAGTTGCTCGCACCTTACAATCAACCTCCAATGATTGATACTATAATTCTCACACACACAGTATTGTCTCTCACATGAGATACTGACCTAAAACAAACATGATTGCCATCCTTGCCAGGTGGCATTTTTTAATGTACACTAACCATAACTAACTTAAAGGACAGCCCCTCAATGGATAAGCCCGCCCAATCTCTAAAAAAGAAACTAAACAAAGCAATAAAAGAACGTGAAAGCCCTCAGAAAGACTGGGAGACTATAGCAGACGTACTAACCCCAGAAGGCAAGAAGAACATCAAGAAGGGTGATCTTATGGGTTTCGCCCAATCAGACGGAACTACTCACCACTACAAGTTCATGAGAGTAAACAAATCCAAAGACATATACATGGTCAAACGTATAAAGACATACACACCAGAAGAAGCAGAGCAACACATGGAAGATGAAGGGATAGCACCAAGTGAGTAAGGGAGTAAGTACAATGACTAAGTGTAAGAACGACGAGTGCGATCACATCAAGTTGAAAGACAACCTGTACTGTACTGAGCATAGTTGTTTGGCAGGCAAATTATATGACAGCCCAATGGAATATATGGTAGACCAAGACGGCATACCAAATATAGGAGGTGCAGTGATGTTTACACAATACTGTAAAAGGTTTAGAGAGCAGTTAGGCGATAGCGATATAGATAATAGCTGGGTATACTACAATATGGTGTCAAACTTCTATAGATGGGAACTACAAAGTGTCTAACCCCTACGCCAAGGCCGCCCAATTCATAGAGGAACAACTAACATGAAGATTAAAGCTGAGCTAAAGAACGTAACCGCCGCCAAATCCCAAAGTCAAGACATGGTGTATAAGTTTACATTTATAACAGACGACAAGAGCGTATTAGCACTAGGGGCATTACAGGCTGATACTATATTTAATATAGAGGTAAACCCAGAATGAGCAGACCAAAAGCAGTTACAGAACCAGTCATACTAGAACTAGAGAAAAGGTACAGAGATGGCGCTACTACATTAGAGTGTATTAATGGCATCATAGCGGAGTCAACATACTACGATTATCTCAAGAATGATATAGAGTTCTCGGAGCGTATGAGTATTGCTAGGGAGTATACTACTGAATTAGCCCAAGCAGTTATCGCCAGACGGGTAAAGCGCGGTGACGTAGATAGCGCTAAGTGGTGGTTAGAACGTAAGAATAAGAAAGAATTTAGCACACGCACAGAGACTACTGGAGCAGACGGCAAAGACTTACAGCCCATACTAGTGAAGTTCATGGATGAGAATACAGACAATAAGTAAAAGGCGCACAGCTTGAAGCAACAGATAGTAAACATACCTAAAGAATACAAGCGTCTATTTGATGATGACTGGCGAGAAGCTGCTGTATTTGGGGGTCGCTACAGCTGGAAATCGCATACAATAGCTAAAGTGCTACTTATTCAAGGCAGACAGAAAAAGATGCGCTTTGGTTGCTTCCGTGAGTATCAGAACTCCATAGCTGACTCATCACACCAACTACTTAAAGACCTAATCAATCAATACGAGCTGCATGACTACAAGGTAACAGAGAACTCTATCGTCAATACAATCAATGGTACTGACTTCTTATTTAAAGGACTCAAGCACAACGAACAATCTGTCAAGTCTATTGAGGGTATAGACATAGCATGGGTGGAAGAAGCCCAGACTATTAGCAAGGAATCAATCGAGGTACTAACACCAACTGTGCGTAAGCCAGGCTCTAAGATTATCTATTCATACAACCGACTACTAGAGAACGACCCAGTACATCAACGCTTAGTGATAGAGGGCCGCCCAAACACTATCCTAATAAACGTCAACTATGACATAGCAGAGAAGTACGGACTACTACCAGATGTTATCAAGAATGAAATAGAAGATGACAAAGAGAATAGACCATCACTGTATAAGCACAAGTGGCTAGGTGAACCAAACAGCGTAGAGCGTAGAGTATACAATGGCTGGGTACAAGTAGAGGGTATACCGCATGAAGCTAGACTAGAACGCAGAGGGCTGGACTTTGGCTTTAAGAACGACCAAAGCGCACTAATAGCAATCTACTACTATAATGGTGGATATATCATTGATGAAGAAATGTACCGCAAAGGTATGCACAACAATCACATAGCAGCCAACATAGACGGACAGGAAGATCCAAACACTCTCGTAGTTGCGGACAGCTCAGAGCCAAAAACAGTGGCAGACTTAAAAGATAATTTTGGTATTAACGTGATCGGCGTTAAGAAGGTAGGTGGCATAACAAGTACAGGCTCTAAGAAGTCCTTTAAGATATTTGGCATTGACTACGTAGGACAGCAGAAGATTAGCGTAACACGTAGATCACTTAACATATGGCGTGAATATACACAGTACCTACACAAAGAGGATAGAGATGGACGCATATTGAACGACCCAGAGGACGGCAACGATCACGCAATGGACGCACTGATGTATGGATTCATGGGACTTAGACCACAAGACGAAGAAGATGAAGAAGTAACAGCTCCCGACTGGATTAAGCAGTCAATGGGCATAAACTAGGAGAGAACACCACTGGATAACCACAAGAAATATATGGTACAATAATAATGACTAGTAGACGTGTTACTGATAGCAAATTGAAAGACAAGAAAACATCATATACAGACAAGCCTAAAGAAGGTGCTGAAAAAGATACGCTTAAAATGGTCATGGACATGCACAAAGACTGGAAGTCTTACAGTGACAAGCTAAAGCCTGACTACATCCGTGACACTAAACTTTATAACAATGAACGTGTATCCAAGAACCGATACCGAGGTGTAGCAGATACATTTGTACCTATGACATTCGGAACTATTGAGACTATGGTTGCTGCACTAGCGACTGGTAATCTTAACACCGACTTTATACCACAGGACATTTATAAGTACCTACAAGAACGCTTCGAAAAGGGCTTTGAAGAAGGTGGTGAAATGTCTAAAGAACAATTCCTAGTAGAAGCAATACGTGAAGCAGTTAGTGGCGGTGTGATTGAAGATGAAACACTTGATGTACTTAACGCTCTGTATGATTACTTCTGGGATATTGGTAATTGGGATAATGAACTAGAGAACCTAGTACGTGACGGACTAAAGACAGGAACAGGCGCTTGGTGGTTGACATGGAACGTAGACCATCCTGAATTAGTAACCGTACCATTCCCTGATTATATATTTGACCCAACAGCAAGCGGAGACAAGGCAGCTAAATACAACGGCCGACGGTACATGGCTGATATTGATGAACTACGCAATGAAGAAATTGCTGATACTGACCCAAAGGCAAAAACAGGAGCTATGAAGAAACGCTACAATATCCCTGAGGATATAAGCAAGGCTAACTCTAAGTCAGAAAAAGACAAGCACGATAAGCAGATGAAAGAAGAACTGTTGTTTGGTTCTACTGTTGACTACGATGCGAAGAAAGACAACAAACAAGTAGAGGTCATAGAGATACAAACAGACGACAGATGCTACACAGTATTGAACCGCCAATACCTAATAGAAGATGAAGTAAACCCATTCAAGGCACAGGCCGAGCTAATGGGTATAGAGTATGACGGCTTCTTATCTGGCATCACATGGGCTAACTACAAAGACAACTCCCTATTAGTAGGACGCAGCGAGACTGCTACATTCTGGCAAGAACAAGAACGCCTTAATGATGTCACTAACCAGAAGTCAGATGCAGTTACAAGAGCATTGATACAACAAAAACTAGTAGACCCTGCACTTAAATCACAGAAGAACTCTATGGGTATTACTGGTGCAGTACTATGGGGAACAGCAGGACAAGTCGCTAACATCCCACAAGACCAAGTACCACCACTTGCATTCGGCGAAGAAAACTCTATTAAGAACAACATACGTGAAGTTACCGCCACAGACCAGATCGTTAAAGGTGTAGGTTCAGACAGTGATGTTACCGCAACCGAAGCAAAACTGCAGGTCGCACAATCTGGTCAACGCATAGAAATGAAGATAAAGAGCCTAGAGCGTGGCCCACTTAAAGTACTTGCAATTAAGACGCTATACCTAACACAACTATTCATATCTGACCCATTCATAGTGCCGCAACCAGGAAGCAACGGTATTAGTGCTGTATTGTTTGACCCAAGCAAGTATTCAGGTAACTTCATACCAAAGGTTAAACTTACTATAGATGCTAAGAACTCCGAGAAGCGTGAACAGGCTGAACAGCTAAACACTTACCAGATATTGATACAAGACCCAACCAACAACCTACAGGCAGTCAAAGAACTTCTACTACCTAAGATTACTGGATTTGATAAAGACGAAGTAAAGCGTATATCAGAACAACCACAACCAGAAGAGATGATGGGAGAACAATTACCACAGGAATCACCAGCAGAGGAGATG